AACTATTTACTATAAGTCAAACAGGTGACGCAGTCTTTAGAGGAAATGGTAATTTAACAGCACTTGGAACTCTTCAAGCGTACAGCACTTTATACACAAGAAGTAATTTACAAGTATTAAATGCCGCAAGCAATGGTTGGAATACTTGGGCTAGTAGATCAAATGGTAATTATAATTTAACTGTTGGAACTATCTCAAGTGGAAATATCTCTAGTGGTGCTATAACAAGTAGTGGAAATATATCAGGTGTTCTTGGAACTTTTGCCGCACCAAATGCTGTTACAGGCTCTGTATTAATAACTGGCGGTAATACTAGTGTTTCAGCATTTGGTGAAATCAATTCAGAATTAAACTTTGGTTCAAATGATGGTTCTGCTACTGGAAATATTGGTGGAAGTATTAAAAGCGTTACTGAAGCTAGTAATGGTGCTTATGTTGGCATGGCTTTCTATACTGCAAGGCAATCAAGAAGCCCAGTTTTAGAAGAAGCAGTAAGAATTAGTAATGATGGAAACTTAAACTTAAAAACTGGACATTTACAAATAAATGGCACAACTGTAATAGACTCCTCTCGTAACCTTACCAACATAGGAACAATCTCTAGTGGTGCTATTACAAGTTCAGGAACAACTACTGTTGGCGATCTTGTAATTAATACTGTAAATACCACAATTAACACTACCCAACCTGCTATACGCAAGGGCGGGGGCGGAGAAATGTTCCTTGATGCTCCTGGGCACATCATACTTAACATTGATACAAATAATAATAATACTGATAGAGTTTTTGCAGTTAGAACAAATTCTACTACAAGTAATTTATTTGTAGTAAATGAATCAGGTAATCTCATTGTTGGAGGAGACGGATTCTTTGGTGGCTCAAAGTTAGAAGGCGATAACAAAGAGATTCTTAGATACAATGATGCATGGCTAAGACTAAATCCTGCAAATGAATTTACTAGTGGTATATATTGTGGCACTGGAGTATTAAGAACAGATGGAACCTTTCAAATTGGTAGTAGTGGAAGTGCTTTTAATGTAACAAATGCTGGTAATGTTACAGTCGCAGGAACTATCAGTAGTGGTGCTATTACAAGTGGTGGAGTTTTAACACTTAGTTCTGTTGCTAGTGATACTCTTAATTTTTCAGGAACTACAAACAGTGATACAAGAGGTATTTCTTTTAATGGAAAGGCAGCAGTTACAGCAGATAGTGCAGATGGTTGGTTAAGATTTAATAACAATAGCGAATTTACAAATGGAATGTTTAGCCCAGGCGGAGCTTGGATTAATGGTTTTGTACGTAGTAGTCTATTTCAAATCTCAACAACTACAGTAATAGACTCCTCTCGTAATTTAACCAATATAGGAACTATCTCTAGTGGTGCTATTACAAGCACAGGGAATATAACAACAAGTCAACACATACAACTTGGTAGTGGTTATAACTTATCTTGGGGTGGTACTTATGGAGCTAATAAACCTACTATTGCAGGAGCAGGTGGTTTTATAGCTTTCTATCCCACTGGAGCTACTGATGGTGAGGTAATAAGAATTGATGCTGATGGTATTGATATGAATAGTCATAATCTTACCGAGGTTGGAACTATCAATAGTGGTGCTATTACAGCACCAAAAATTAATGCTACAGCAACAGGAATGAGTGAATTTGCCACAAATATGTCTTCACAAGACGACTGGATAAACTCTCCTATATCTATTCGTGAAAGAGGGTTAGCAGGAGCAGGAGATGGCGAAGATAGAGATTCTCCTAATTTAAATTTCCACTGGAGTGCTAGAGTTGCAAATTCTTTATGGATGAATGCAAGTGGTGCATTAAGCTATGGGAGTTATTCATCTACTGGAGTTCCCTCTGCTAATGGTACTTTTAGAGCAGGTGCATATCAAGTTGGTAACACAACAGTAATTGATACCTCAAGAAATCTCGTAAACATAGGAACTGTATCTAGCGGGACACATACTATTACTGCTAATGGCAATGCAATATTAATGCAGACTGCATCTGATCCAAGTAATTACTATGCTTACATATCTGCAAATTATAATTATGGACAAGTCTTTTCAATAAAAGCAAAAGGTGCAGGTAGCGAATATACTTTAATGGATTGGGGAGATGCAGCAGGTTTAGAGTTTCATGGTGGTGCTGCACAAAGCATAAAATTCAGTAGTCATAACTTATCAAGCATAGGAACTCTTGATACTAATGCTTTTTGGACAACATCAAGTGCAACCTCACACTGGGGTGCAGGTGGTACTGTTTATGGCACGTTAACTTGGGATGCTGCATACGCTTCTATTTATGGTGCTTCAGGAAAAGAACTAAGACTTGGCTCAAGCGGAGGACAAGATAAGCTAACTATTAAAACAGATGGCAATGTAACTATTAATGGTGGTGGTGCTTTGCAAATGAGCGACACTACAGTAATAGATGCCTCTCGTAACATTACGTCTAGTCAATTATATATGGGTTCTTGGACTCCAAGTGATGCAACTTCAGTTGGTAGAATTGGTAAAGTTACAGATAGAGCTGCGGGGTCAATAACAAACCAATTAGGCACTAATGCTAATTCAATATGGGAAATTGTAGACTATGATTGGACAGTTGTTTTAGCAAAAGTTACTGATGCAGGAAATTTTACAGCTTCAGGCAACGTAACAGCTTATTCAGATGAAAGATTAAAAACTAATATACAAACATTAGACAGTAAAAAAGCATTACAAATGCGTGGCGTTAGCTTTATTAAAGATGGTGTTAAAGGTAGTGGTGTCATTGCACAAGAGATAGAAGAAATAGCACCTGAACTTGTATTAACAGCAGATGATGAAATGGGTACTAAGTCAGTAGCTTATGGAAACCTAGTAGGATATTTAATTGAAGCTATAAAAGAACAACAAAAAGAGATAGAATATATGAAGTCAGAAATTAAACATTTACAGGAGAATAATAATGGCGATTAGTAATGTAACCACAGTTCAAAGATGCGAAGTGTATCCTCTTATGGACTCAACTGCAGCTGCAACAGCAAATACAAAATACCCATCAGTAATGGTAGTTTATAACAACACATTAACTGGTACAGGTGGAGATGCAGGAGTTGATGGGGCTGTAAGCACAGTTGTAAAGCACTTAAATAAATTTGTAGAAGACGGCGGAGATGCTACAGATGTATCAGGCGAAGACGCATTAGTGCAAACTATATGCGGAGCTATCTGGGCGTAACTAGCTAATGTCCGATATACCAACATCGGGTGCAATTAGCCTCAACCAAATGCACACGGAAGTTGGCGGATCCTCTGGGTCTACAGTTTCTATAAATGATGCGGATATTAGAGGATTAATAGGCAAGGCTTCAGGAGCCACCATGTCGTTTAGTGAGTGGTATGGGGCTTCTGCTGCATCAATAAGTACATGGGCAACGTCAGGCATATCTACCGTTCCAGATCCCTGGGGCTTTAAAAGTTTTACTTCTTCTTTCTACGCACAAGTAGGTTGTACCTATGCTCAAAAAGTAGATACTGCAAATGATAGGCTAGAGCATAGATTCTCTACTTATGACTCGGGGACCGCACAAACTTATGCATATGGATATCAAACATATGAAGGATTAGACAGTGCTACCTTTGAATGTAAGGCTGTTTATAGTGTCAGTTCTTCAGGAACCGTGGGTAGTGTAGAAAATCCTACTGGAGGAGCCCCCTCATCAGGAACATGGACAACTGTAAGTACATCTGCCTACACTCCTTTCTTTCAATGGAAAGTTACCGTCAACTCTGGTAGCGGAACTAGATCCTTAAGCGGGAATGCTACTTTTTATATGAGAGCTTCTTTAAGTGGTACCTACTACCCCAGCTCTACTGGTTACAATAGTGGATCTAAAAACATATCTTTAAGTGCGACAAGAGGAACTCAAGGACCAGGCGGACCTGGCGGAGGAGGTTTATAATGAACTTAAGCCTAGTCAATAACGTCCCATACATTATTCAACAACATGATGAAAATACTTTTACTATTGTAGATGTTAGCACTGAGGAAGATGTAAAAACATTTACTACTCTAGAGGCGGCAGAAAATTACATGTGGACTAATTTAGTTGATTAATCAATCAAATGATATAATAAATGCTTCACACAGGAGGTGAAATATGGATTTTTTATTAGATATAATAACAACAGTTACTTACATTGTTACTGGTGCGTCTTTAATAGCTGCTTGGACTCCGTCTGAAAAGGATGATAAGTGGATAGGAAAGATGTTTTCCTACATAGATTTACTTGCACTTAATTTTAAAGTCAAGAAATAAGTAAATGGATGCGGTTGCGATAATAACCGAATTAGGTTTTCCTGTTGCAGCTGCATTCGGACTAGGTTGGTTTATATACAAATTAATAATGCGTATTGTAGACGGCATGGAAACTAAACTCGATGTTGTTGATCAAAAGGTAGCAGAACAAATATCAGCAATAGAAGAGCGTTTAGGATCTAAACTTGATTCTCAACACGGTATTCTGGTAGCATTAATTGACAGAGTGCGAAGTTTAGACAACGAGATTATAAGGCAAGATACTCTTATAAAAACTATTCTCGGAGTACCACAGTTAATAGATAGCAATAAGATTGCTAAGGCGGATAGAGATGACCAAAGAAGAGATTAAAGAAGCCAAAGAAAAAGATTTAATAATTAAAATTGTATCTTTGATAGGCATAGTTTTATTTGTATGTATATTTGTACAGAATGTAAAATCAGATGAAATGGTACATAAATTTAAGTCGCCTTCTTTTTCGGGGATAGGAACATCAGCCCATTATTTAACTATAGAAAATCAACAATATTCTAGGCGTATGACCGTGAAGGCAGAGCTGAAAGCATTGCAAGATGAAATAGAAAGAGACAAAGAAAATACAACACTTGCAAGATTTATAAGAAACTTAGAGTCTAGAATATATGCACAGTTATCTAGACAGCTTGTAGAGAATCTATTTGGAGAGACTCCCAGCGATAGTGGTGTTTTAACTTTAGAAGGAAACACTATAGAGTATAATGTTGTAGACGGAATAATAACTTTAAACATTACAGATTCAGATGGTAATACGACAACTATATCTCTTCCTATCGGGAATTTTGCTTTCTAGCTGTGCTTTATTATTTGACCCAATAGAAAACAACATACCCCCGTTACAAAGAATAGAGAAGCCAGAGATTGGATCTCTTCTTGTATATGAGCTTGCATCAATAAAAAATGCAAATAAGGTAAAGCCAGTTATAGCTATATACGCAGGATCTTTTACAGACCAAACAGGGCAAAGAAGAAGTAATAGCAACTATGCAACATTCTCAACAGCAGTAACACAATCCCCAGACGCATATCTTATAAGAGCACTTAAGCATGCTGGAAGTAATAATGACGGCTTTTTTGAAGTTGTTGAACGTGTTGGATTGGACAACGTAACAAAAGAACGTCAAATAATAAGAAGTACACGAAAAGAATTTAAAGAAAATACACAATTACAGCCATTAATGTTTGCAGGTTTGCTAATGCAAGGTGGTGTGATATCTTATGAAAGTAACCTAAAAAGCGGTGGTGCAGGTGCTAGATATCTTGGAATAGGAATGTCTAGACAATATAAGCAAGACACAGTGACTATATCATTAAGAACTGTATCTGTAAGTACGGGAAAGGTTTTGCTTGAAGTGTTGGTAACAAAGACAATACTTAGTGCATCTATTGATAGTGATGTTTTTAGATTCATAACTGATGCAACTGAGCTGGTAGAAATTGAGGGCGGTTTAGTTAGGAATGAGTCTACAAACATAGCATTACAAACAGCTATAGAAACCGCAGTATTACAAACAATTAAGGAAGGTGCAGAAAAAGGATATTGGAGCATTTATGAAAACATTAAAACTATTAACTGCGATGATGATTGTGTTTCCGCTATACGCGGCTGACAACGAAATATATGTTGACCAATCAGGAGCTACAGCTAACATAGATTTAGAACAACTAGGATCATCTAATATTATTGGAGGTCTTAATTCAATAGCAGGAACCCTCACACCACTAGATCTTGATGGACTTAATTTAACACTTGATATTAATCAAATAGGTAATACTAATAAATTTCTAGGTGATATATATGGCGATAACGTAACGGGGTTTTTTGAGTTTGACGGCGATAGCAACACCTTCACAATTCAAGCAGATCCAACAGATACTTACGGTATAAGTGGTTCAGATTATAATGTTGATGTAACTGGAAATTCTAATACATTTACCTTAGATACAGGAGTAAGTGCACTCAGTGAAAATCTAGATCTTGATTGGATCATCAATGGCGACAGCAACACATTTGATTTTGATATAAACTATGATGGTGCCACTAACTATGTAGATGTTGATGGCGACAGCAATACAGTTAATTTTACAGGAAGTGGTTATGCAGGAGGATATTTCTACCTTGATCAAACGGGAAACAGTAGAACCTTCAACATCATACAGTCTTCAACTCTTGCTTCTGATTGGTTACAGATTAACTCTACTGGTTCTAATGGCACTATTTGTGTCGTTCAGAACGATGGCGGAACCTCCACAGGCTGTTGATATAGGAAATATATCTGAGCTCACGGGCTCAGCACAGGTTATAAGAGACAAGCCATATCAGGCAAAACAAAGATTTGATATACAGCAGAATGATGAAGCTATTACTACTAATGGTCGCATGGCTATTACCTTCCTTGATGAGTCTCAGGTAAAGTTAACAGAGAACTCAACTCTAACTATAGACGAATATATATTTGACCCCAACCCCAGTAAATCAAAAATGGCTATTACGTTTGGACTTGGTACTGCTAGGTTTATTACTGGCGGATTAAACAAAATAGACAAGAACAATATAGATCTTAAAACGCCAACAGCTAACATAGCAATTCGCGGTACTGACTTTACGGTTACTGTAGATGAGATAGGCAGATCATTATTAATCCTTTTGCCAAATGAACTGGGTGTTGCAAGCGGGGAAATAATAGTCACCACGGCAATAGGTTCAGTAACTCTTAATAAACCATACCAGGCAACAACAGTTGATGTCTTTGAAAAATCTCCAAGCCCACCAGTGATACTTGACCTAACTCTAGACCTGATAGACAACATGCTAATAGTAACGCCACCAAAGCAAGAACAAGTAATAGAAGACTCTATTCAGACAAACAAAAAAAGCATTCTAGATTTTGATGACCTGGACATAGATTATCTGGAAGAAGACTTTTTAGATTCTGATAAAGATCTAGAGTTTACAGAGCTAGATATAAACTATTTAGATGTAAATTTCTTAGAAGACTTATTAGATGTAATAGATGCACTACAAGAAATCAATCAGGAAGATCAGCTAGCCCAAGACGCAACATCTATCAATATAGTTGGAACTAAATTTGGTCAAGATCTAAACACACAAATAACATCTTTTGTAACAGGAGAGGTGTTGACCATTATGCGTAGCGTAAGCGATACTGCTAGGTTAGATATAGACTCCTCTCAGAGCTATACTATTATCTTTTTACAAGACGGCACTTCTAATATTATTAAAGTAAACGGCGGAACAGGTAGCACTATTAAAATCACTCAAACTAATTAATGAAACGTATACTATTCACAATACTTATAATACTAGGAATGCCATTGGTATTTAAAAGCACTCCTACAGAAATACTTAAATTAAAAATATACGATGCTTTAGTCAAAGAACAGGATCCATCTGGTTATTTTACAGTCATAAATCTTGATGAAGATTTTATAAACCAAGAGGGCGGATATCCAGTTCCAAGATCCAGGCTTGCACAAATAAATAAAGATATATTAGATGCTGGTGCTTTGGGGGTGGGTTGGGTTATTGCATTTCCTCACCCAGATCGACTCGGGGGAGATAAAGAATTTGCAGAGTCTTTACAACAAGGTACATCAATATTGGCAATGTTTGAAGCCCCAAATCAAATATACCCAAAAACAGTTGGAACTGTAATGCTGGGTACAGGTAAAGGTGGTATGTTATCCAAAGGTGTAGTTCAAAATACTAACAACCTTAGAAATTATATACAACAGGGTATTGCAACTGCACCTACCGATATAGACAATCTTGTCAGAAGAATACCTCTATTATTAAAAACACCTGACGGATATGTTCCCGCGTTTGGCACGGAGGTTTTAAAAGCACTCGTTGGTGCAGATACTTATGTCATCAAAAGCAATGAGCTTGGTATAGAAGAGATAAGGGTGAAAGGATTAGATCCTGTTAAAACAGATTCACTGGGAAGAAAGTGGATTAGTTGGATAAGAACACCAGAAACCACATTGGATGAAATGAATGTTCTTAATAAGTTTGTTTTTATTGGAGTTACTGCTCCAGGAATCTCACCACAAATAGCAACCCCAGTTGGATTATTAGAACCACATAAAATTCAAGCTGCATTATCTGAGTCAATTCTTGTAAAAAACTCTCCAAGGGTTCCAGATTTTGCTTTGGCGTTGGAAATTGCAATTTTTGGAATTTTCGTGTCTCTGACATGGCTTGTAATTAATTATCTTGGTGTTACTAAGGGCATATGTATGGCAGTAATTTTGCTGTTAACCACGGGGCTCTCAGGAGTTATTAGCATTCAAAAAGGGTTTTTGATAGATTTTTCGTGGACTTTTGTGTCTCAGTTTATAACTGGAGCTATTGCGTTCTATTTGAACTTTAGAAAGCAGCATAAATTGCGTCAACAGATAAAAAAACAATTTGAACATTATCTAGATCCAAGACAAGTTAAACAATTACAAAAAAATCCAGACCTCCTGAAACTCGGGGGAGAAAAAAAAGAAGCAACATTTTTATTTACAGATGTTAGAGGCTTTACAAATTTAAGTGAGAAGCTAGAACCAGAACAAGTAACAGAAATTATGAACAAGGTTTTAACAGTTCAAGTGGAATGCGTTCAGGCTCATGGTGGTATGGTAGATAAATTTATTGGCGATGCATGTATGGCTATTTTTTCAGCACCACTATATTTAGATCAGCATGAGAAGAGGGCGGTAGCTTGTGCACAAGATATGAGAACAGCAATAAGACAGTTGCAAAAAGAATTACCAGAATCAATAGCAATTGGTATTGGAGTAAATACTGGATATGCAGTTATTGGAAACATGGGATCACAAACAAGATTTGATTATTCTGCTATTGGTGACTGTGTAAATACAGCTGCTAGATTAGAGTCAGCAACCAAGGAGGCGGGCGTAGATATATTGATTGGCGAATCAACTGCAAAAAAAGTCAATAATAAGTTAAAATTGTTAGAACCAATAAAAGTTAAAGGAAAAGAAAAGCCTTTAATCATATATACAGTTTAAGAGGAATTATGAAAGCATTATTAAAAAACATAGTAGGTGCAGTCGCCCCAACCTTGGGTTCTGCATTGGGCGGACCAATGGGAGGCATGGCAGCTAATATGATATCTGAAGTACTAGGCGTTCCCAACACACCTAAGTCAATACAAAAAGCCATACAAGAAGCAACACCAGAACAGATGCTTGAGCTAAAAAAAGCAGAGCAGGCATTTGAAGTTCAGATGAGAGAGCTAGATGTAGATGTCTTTAGGCTAGAGGTTGCTGATGGACAAGATGCCAGGAACAAGTTTAGTAAAGATTGGACAGCAAGAATTATGGGAATAGCAGTTGTTGGCGGATTCATGGGTTACATCTTTCTTGTTACCTTGCAGCCACCAGAGCAAAACAGCGAAGCTTTAATAAATTTAGTTTTAGGATATTTAGGTGGTTTGGCTAGTGCTGTGATATCTTTTTATTTTGGTGCTTCTAACTCATCAAACGATAAACAGGATTAACGCGTGGCTGGATTTAAACTTACAACATTTAGCGGGATAAACAAAAAGATCTCTCCAAGACTTATACCAGAGGATATGGCTCAGGACGCACAAAATGTTTTTTTGGATTCAGGAAGAATAGAAGGCTTGCCAATAGATGTCAATGATGCATCAGAGCCAAGCACGCATCCAGCAAGTGATATATCAGGAACAACAAAGACAATACACAAAGTAACCGCAAATCAATGGCTTACATTTGATGATGATGTTGACATTATTAACAGCCCTATAAAAGAGGACCAATATGGAAGATTCTACTTTACTGGCTATGGTACTTTTCCTAAGTACGGCAATAGCTCTACTTTGTTTTCAGGATCTGGTCCCTATCCAACTGCAACATTTAGGCTTGGTCTTCCAAATCCAGCAGCAATAACAAGCATAGCTGTCGATAATACATCAGCAGATCCAGGTGCTGCAATCAGCTCAAGAGCCTATTTATACACAGAGGTTACAAGTTTTGGAGAGGAAGGTCCTCCATCCGCAGTCACCTCAAGCGACATTGTTGACGCATCGAACGGCTCAACCATAACAGTAACCCTTCCCGCAATAACATCAGGCAACTACTCAATAGCTAAAAGAAGGATTTATAGAACAGATGTTAATGGTGTGTTTAGGTTTGTTGGAGACACAACAACAACAACAGCACATGCAATTAGCGATACTGTCCTGGATGATGTTCTCGGGGAAGAAATAGAATCAGCCGACAATCTTGCACCGCCAGATGATGTAACAGCATCACATCCAGACGGACCAATGTTAGGGCTTACTACTATGCCAAACGGTATTACGTCAGGCTTCTCAGGAAATACTTTACTATTTAGTGAAGCATTTTTACCACACTCATACCCACTTGGTAATCAGTTAACGACAAAAGACGATATTGTTGCTATAGCATCTATCGCCTCGGGTCTTCTTATAACAACTAAAGGCAAACCATTAATGGCTTCTGGAACAGACCCAAGCTCTATGGCTATGGTTGAAATAGATGCAAATCTGCCCTGTAGCAATAAAAGATCTTTAGTAGACATGGGAGAGTATGCGATTTACTCTTCTCCAGATGGATTGGTGCTAGCATCAAATTCAGGAATACAGCTTATAACTGAACAAATAATGACAAGAGATCAGTGGCAAGACTATTACCCAGAGAATGTGGATGGCTACGAGTATGAAGGAAAGTATATTGGATTCACATGGGACGGAACAAACTCCTCCACTAAAAGAGGATTTCTATTTGATCCTAGGGGACAGAAGAATGCTTTTGTTAACTTAGACTTTTATGCAACCGCAGGATATAACGATAGACAAGAAGATGTTTTATATTTGGTAATAAACGGAACTCTTAAAAAATTTGTACAGGGCACAACTCCCAGATCTTATCTTTGGAAATCTAAAGAATTTTATACAAACAGACCGCTGTCACCAGGAATAGCAAAAGTTAGTGCAGAGTCGTATAGCTCACTTACTTTTAAAATGTATGCTGATGGAAATTTAAAGCATACACAAACCGTAACAAGTGAAAATATATTTAGATTACCTGGAGGATATAAGGCTAAATCTTTTGAGATACAATTAGAAGGAACAGACATAGTTAATGAAGTTTGTGTTTATGAGAGTCCACAGGAGATAGTCTAATGGCTAAAACAAGGGGAACCTTTGTTGTACCAAGAAGCTTCGATAACGAAGGCAAAAGGTTTGCTAATTCACTTAATGATTCAATAGCACAGCTCAAAGGCGAAAAAGGAGATAAGCTCGATTCAGCAGTAACTTTCAGAGATCTTATTGATTCAGGTATAGCAAAAAGAAATTTCTCTTTTACGTCTGGAGGTTCTAGCTTTGTTATTATAGGAGGCAGCGAGGATCAGGGCGAAGAGCCAACAGTCCCAACAGGGGTTACAGCAGACGGAGCCTTTGAAAACATATTAATTTCTTGGGATAGTCCATTTTATAGAGGACACTCGCACACAGAGATTTATGTAAATACCTCGGACACTTTTGCAACAAAAACATTTATAGCATCTGTAAGTGCAGCGGTGTTTTCACATCAGGTTGGGACGGGTCAAACAAGATACTACTGGCTTAGAAATGTAAGCTCTAACGGAAAGAAAAGTGGGTTTAATTCTATAAATGGAGTAGAGGCATCAACTGCAATAGATATTGGTGCAGTTATGAGCGAGCTCAATGAATCAATATCTCAGCTTCCAGGGTTTGCAACATTAAATTCAGACATAACTGTAAACCTAAATTCTCAAACGGTAGCACTACAGAACGCGGTTACATCTATAGATACAGCCGTTGATACGGCACAGGCAGCAGCAACGTCAGCACAGTCTACAGCAAACACAGCAGCCAGCGATATAACATCATTGGCTTCAACACTAAGCACCCTAACAACTACAGCTACGCAAACAATAAGATCTGAAACTCCACCGCAAAACAGAAACGACAACAGCTCTCTTCAGGCTGGAGATATTTGGATTGAAACTGATAACAATAATCAGATATATATTTATACGGGGTCTTCTTGGTCAACAACATCTTCAGGAGCAGCATCTTCCGTTGATACAACATTGCAGTCACAGATAGACGCAAACGAGCTGGCTATTGAATCCAATGCTGATAATATACTTTTAGTTGCTGGTGTCGCTGGTGCTACTAATATATCAACATCAGTAAACATAACGTCTTTAAATTCAGCCATAACAGACGGAACGACTGGTTTATCTGCTAATGCCTCTGCTATATCTAACTTAACAACAAGGGTAACTTCTGCTGAGGGCAGTATAACTACAAACTCACAAGATATAACATCCCTTACTAACAGCTTGTCTACAGCTAATAGCAACATAACGAGTAATGCCTCATCAATAAATAGTTTACAAAATCAGATAACAGCTAACGATGGAGATATAACATCTGTATCATCAAGCGTAACCTCTCTTACTAACAGTTTATCCACAGCTAACACCAATATAACAGCCAACTCTAGTGCTATCACTGGGCTGACATCTAGCGTGTCAACCATAAATGGTACTTTAACTACTGCACAGTCAGATATAACAGCCCTTGAGTCAAGCGTAACAACCGCAGAGGGAAATATAACAGCCAACTCTAGTGCTATCACTGGGCTGACAAGCTCTATATCTACAGCAAATGGAAATATATCTACCTTGCAATCAGATGTAACATCTTTGGAAACAGACCTAACAACCGCAGAGGGAAACATAACAACAAACACATCTGCAATATCTACTTTGCAAAGCTCTGTGTCTGCAAATGATAGTGATATAACAGCAATTAATGCGTCTATAACTTCTTTAAATACGTCTGTAAATAATGCAAATACAAACATATCAACCAACGCTTCAGCTATAACAGGTTTAGATACAAGAGTTACCTCAAACGAATCGACCCTTACAACAAGGGCAGCGGCTACCGATGTAACGGCTTTACAAACATCATTGAACACATTATCAACAGAGGTAGACACAAAGACAAGAACCTTCGCTCAAGGCAGCGTTCCAACAGCAACGTCAATAGGGGATCTTTGGATAAATACAAATGATGATAATAAAGTATATAGAGCTTATTCAGCTACGGCTGATGAGATAGCAACAGGAGAGTGGCAGCTATTAAGGGATGAGGGTATAGTTGTCAACGCAGGAGCCATAAGCACACTACAAAGCACTGTTAGCACTCAAGGCAATAATATAACCTCTAACTCATCTGATATATCAACATTAACAAACAACCTGGCAACAGCTAATGGAAGTATATCTGCTAACTCTGGTGCTATAACTTCTTTACAGTCAACGGTCAGCACTCAAGGCAATTCTATATCAAGCATATCTAACGATGTAACATCATTGGATAATACTGTAACTACCATACAAACAGATTTAGATGCGGCAGAGGTAACAATAACTTCAAACTCTAGTGCTATTAGTGGATTAGATAGTAGAGTTACCACAGCAGAAGGATCTATAACCTCACAAGCTAGTGATATAACAGCACTACAAACATCTGTCTCTGGAAATGATACGGATATATCTGGTCTGTCCAGCTCAGTATCGTCCTTGCAAGCACAGGTAACTTTAAATGATGGAGATATAACAGCTATAAATAATAGCATCACATCGCTTGAGTCTCAAATCACAAATAATGATGATGATATATCTGGACAGTCAACAGCTATTAGTTCTTTACAGTCTTCTGTTAATCAACAGGGAACAAACATAACAGCAAATGCTTCTGCTATAACCCAAATCACCAGTGATGTTAATGGTGTTTCTTCAAGCGTTACACAGCTATCTTCAACAGTTGCAGATATAGAAGGTAATGCAGCAGCAGCCTATGTATTACAGGTAGCAGCAGGGAGCAATCCACCAAGAATCGGCGGCATGGTTATTGAAAATAATGCATCCGCTGGCACAGGAACTGTTGATGTAACTTTTCAAACTGATAGCTTTCAAATAGTATCACCTAATGGTGGTTTTATATCTTCGCCATTTATAGTTAGAAGCTCTGCAACAACATTAAACGGAGTAAGTGTTCCAGCTGGTGTTTATATGCAAGACGGATTTATACAAAACGGAACTATAACCAACGCAAAAATAGGCAACGCTGCAATTGATGATGCAAAAATTGATAGTCTAAGTGCAACAAAAATAACATCAGACACTATAGATGCGGCAAGAATAGATGTTAATGGATTAATAAGTGCTAATAACATAATTGTTGAAGGCAATCTGTCTACAGACGGACAAACTTCTATCCACGGCGGTAATATACAAACTAGCACAATCTCTGCTAACAAGTTAACAATTACACCCGTAGAGGCAGGCGGAACAGCTGCTGACATAAACAATAACACCACGACCATCGAAGGCGGGAAAATAAAAGCAAACACCATAACTGTAGAAAATGTAAATACAGATAACTTTGCACTGCCAACAAAAGGCGGAAAGAAATCAGGAACAGAAATTGGTGGTTTCTATTATAATGATATTAGGCATGCTCATGTAGCAGAGATAGGAACTGGAGCAGGATTCTACACTGGCTTTGTAAGAGCAAAGGGCGGAGCAGGTCAGGTCAAAACAGTAAACTTTTTTATATCTGATGGCGATTTTGGAAACAATGGAAGTCCAACATCAAATGCTCCATATGATGTAAATACACACACGTCTACAAATGGAGATACAACAGCACCCAGTGAATCTCAATCCCATATAGTTTATATAACACCACTTATAGAAAAACTTCCAGGGCTAGTTAGTTCATCAAGGCTTGTATCATCTGCGGACACTACTAACATACCTCTAACATTTAGATATGAAGGAAGTGGAACTCTAAACTTTTTTATTAGGGGTCAGGGTGACAGCAATCCAGCCTATGTAGATTATGTGGAAGCAAGGTTTATGAAGTTTGGAGTCAACACCCCTAATCAATTTACTTTTACTGATAAGTACGGGCAAGCAAAAAACACAACAATAACAAGTAACACGCAAACTCTTAGCGGATCCTTCACAAGTGCTACGGCATCATTCCTCACAGGAACTCACACGAGTGCAGAGTTTAGTATCAATGGTGGTGCCTATTCAAACGCAGCAAGGACTGTAAGCAACGGAGATCAAATAACTATACAGCTACTGTCTAGCAGTACTGGATTTAATACAAGAAATGCAATACTCCAGATTGGAGAAACACAAGATACTTGGTCGGTAACAACGGTATTCTAATATGATTCATGAATTTAACTACACATACGAATTTGTAAGACTGAACTCAGATATGGTTCATGGAATAAAGGTTATTACTGAGGTTGTTGTAAACATAACAGCCGTAAGAACAGATGATGAAAGCGTTTCTGCAACAAAAGAGGATTGGGTAACTTTTTCACCTTACAGTAGAGTAAAGAGACTTGATGATGAGATGTTGCATATAGATTTTGTTACTAATGACATTGCACTACAGTGGGCTATAGCAATATTTTCAGAAAAAGAAAGCGACCTAAATACCATATTTACTGCTATGATTTATGGTATAGATTATGTACATCCACCAGAGGAATAAGCTTTGATACATGTAATAAAAAGTGATATCTTACAAGAAAAATGTTAACTCAAGTTGATGTAAGAATTTATTGGGAATTCATAGAGCCTGGATTGCGGGAAATAAAAAAAGTCGCAAACCCAGAATGGAGACCAGAAGATATATACACAGCTATAGTAAATGGGATAGCAGAGCTTCACATAGATATAGAACAAAATCCCTGTGAAAGTTTTATTATCCTACAGGAAAAGCCAAGTGTTTTTCAGCCAACTAAGTCATTGTTAATTTGGGTGGCATATGACAAGAGAGACAATGCTAACAGGAGATATATGAAATATATTGAAGAGATGGCTAAAGATAGGGGTTGTAACAAAGTAGAGCTTTGGACACCATGGAATGCATTGGCAACTGTATTATCAAAACAGGGCTACGAGACTAAACAATATATAGTGGAGAAAAAAATATAATGTCAGGCGGCGGATCAACACAAGTAAAAGATACGGCAGCACAGAAGAAGTTAGCTTCTATAGCCGCACAAAGGTTTAATCTTTATCAACAATATTATGTACCTTTAGAAAATCAATATATGTCAGATGTTTTTTCTATGAAAGACGATGCAGCTTTTTCTAATGTAGAAAGTTTTGTCACAGCAATCCAACAACCAGAGTTTCAATCTGCAAGAAGAAACATGCAACAAAGAGCATTCTCTATGGGAGCAGATCCAACAAGCGGTCAATATCAGGCAGTAGCATCACAAATGCAGCAAGCTCAAGCACAAGGAATGGGAAGAGGGACCGCTGAAGGTCTTTCTGGTCAGCTAGATAGATACTATCAAGGCATGCAAAATATAGTAGCAATGGGTCAGGGACAGGCTGGTCAGGCTATGTCAGGTCTAGGCGATGTCGGTCAGCTTGCACAGTCAAGAGCAAAATCTATTGCACAAGAATCCATGGGAGATTACACCTCTGCACTAGGTGCCGCAGGAACAGCAGCTGGTTTGGGTTATGGTTATTATAAAGGCAAGGGTTAATGGATAATAATTACGGAAATTTTCAAGGTCTGTTTGGTAACTCTATGTATGGACAGGGTGGGTATTTTAATCAAAATAATAATTTATATGTAAATCCTTTTAGAAGCGGAAGTCAATCAGCCCAAGACACTCTTTCGGATTTATATGAACAAGAATTTCAAGATTACTTGAATAGATTCTTTCCTGTAGAAAAAGATCTTATAGCACAAATGACAACAGGCTTTGAGGAACTACAACAAGAAGAAATAGGCAGAGCACAGTCAGCCGTAGCAAAGCAGTATGCTAATGTAAGGGGTCAGGAAACAAGAAGACAGCAAGGATATGGGCTTAATTTAAGACCTGAGTCCCAAGGAGATTTTCAAAGATCAGAAACGTCTGCGTTAGTAGCAGCAAGAAATTTTGCACGAATGAGATCAGGGGAAAGAAGACAACAAATTCTATCTGGCGGTCTTGGAAGTGCTATGACACAAAGGAGTACATTAAGTGGCTAAAGGACTAGGTGGTTTAATAGGTGCTGGTAGAATACAAAAAGAGCAAGCTCTTGCTGGTCTTACCAGATCCGCACAATTAGAAACGCAAACAGAAAATATTAATAGGCAACTTTCTGCACAAAAGAAAGCTGCACAAATGAATGTCATTGGAACTGGCGGGGGAATTACAGCTGCGTCTTTACTAGCAAAGCGTGGTGCTTCAAAAGTAGCAGGCGGTGCATTAATGTCATCAGTGCCAGGAGGTACAGCCGCTGCAACAGCAGCAGCAAACCCAATAGCAGCACAGATGGGTTTGTTGGGTGGAACAACAGCAGCAGCAGGCGGAGCAGCAGGAACAGCAGCAGCAGGAACAACAGCAGCAGCAGGTGGAACAGCCGCGGCAGGCGGAGCTGGAGCATTGGCAGCAGCAGCACCATGGGCAGCATTAATTATAGGCGGAGGATATCTTCTTAAGAAGTTATTTGATTAAAAATGGCAAATGAATTTGGAACAGGTTTTAGTCAGGGATTAAACTATTATACTAAGTTTGCAGAAATGCAGCAGAACAAACTCTTAGACGAAGAAAGATTAAAAACAGAAAAGCTTAGACAAGAAAGCTATCAGTTTGAATTGGAAGAAAAAAAATCTACTCAAGATACAAGAATCGCAGGCATAGAATCTGAAACAGAATTTAGAACCGCAAGAGCAGAAAAAACAAGAACCGAAACAGATGAATTTATTGCTCAAGCAAACAACAGAAAACAAAATGCAGATTTGCTTCTTGAAACAAACAAAAATAATTTAGAAATTACAGACTTGCAACTAACAGCACAGGCAATTAAAACAGATGACGCAGTAAAGTCTAGAGCTTTTACAAATTTAATGAACGCATATGCTATTGCTGGCGATACATCAATAGATATTGACGTAAGGGCATCCATGGTGGAGGATTCGTTAACACAAGTAAGACCATACATCGACTGGACAAAATACTTAGATGATAGCTATTGGCAGGGCTGGGAAAAAATTACCCCACAACTTGAGTCTGGTGACTTTGAGGGCATAGCAAGAGATCATTCAGATGTTCTTTCCGTCATATATAAAGACAGCCTAGATACATTTAAAGGAAAAGATTTTGTTGCAAAAGACGGAAGGAAAGGAGTAATACAGGGAGTAAAGCTTTCAGGAGCCTTTAATCCCATAGCAGAATCTGCAAACTCTTTGGTTGGGGGAACATATTCTGTTCTTTTTGAGGGACAAACAGAGCCAGAAGATGTGTTTACTTTTATGCCAGACAAAGCACAGCATGCAAAAACCATAAAAGAAGATCAGGAAGGTTCTGATGCCAAGGTTGTTTCTATTGCAGATATGGTAGACAAGGTTTCCGCAGAGAAGGACTTCGCTATGTATTTAATACAGAGTCCCGAAACATTTAACTCCTTAATGAAAGCATCTAAGGGCAGTATTAGCCTTACTGGTTCGCCTGCTGACAAGAAAAATAAAGTAGATATCTATAATAAAACTAAAGATAAAAGAACAAAAACCCTGGGCGAAGCACTTAAAAAAGCTACTGAGTTTTCTGAAGAGCAATACGGGGGAGAAAGTGAATATCTGCAATATCTTTACAATAATCTACCAGCACCAATAACAACATCAAACATTCAAAAGACAACAGATGAGTATGGTGACGAGACATATGAATACAAGGATGGAAAAAATGCAGATACCTTGACCGCAGAATACCATAAACAATATTTAAATTTAGAGAAAATAACAGGCGATATTGAAAACGCATATGCTGCTTTTGAAAATCTTGAAAAAAGACTACCAGGACAAAAAGCAATGTATAGTTTTGGACCAGTATCTATGTCATTTGATAAAACAAAATCCTATGTGGATGCAATTCTTGAGGATACCTACGGTGCAGACCTCTATAATAAATACAAACAAGACGCATCTATTCAATACGAAAGAGCTTACAATGGCAGAAGTCTTGAAGATGCAACCGATGCAGAGTATCTTGCATTTATGGAAGCCTTTATAGAAAGAAACTCAACTATAGGAAACTAAGGTGTGGCAGATACATTTGACTTCAACAACCCTCTCGGACTTGACGAGGAACTAGAAAAAGAAAACTCTTTATTGGGCTCACCTGATATTGAAAAACCGCAAGAAGATAAGCCCTCAGAGTTTAGCTTTGAAGATCCCTTAAGACAAGAATACCTAAGAAAAACAGCAACGGGTCCAGTTCCTTCTGACTTTGATGGAAGTCCAATAGGTTCTGCTGTAAGTTTTATAAACAAGGTTTTTGTAAAACCTTTCGTAACTCTTTCAGAAGAAGCAGAAGAAAGATATCCAGAATCACCCATTGAAAATTTGCTTTATGCAGGAGATATAACAAAAAGTCTTGCATTTAAAGAAAGAACCGAGCAGGCTCTTTCTGCCGCAGGTCTGGTAAATGAAGAAGAAATAGCAAAGTACAAAAAAGGCGAAGCTCAATTTGGAGTTGGGGATTATGGTGCGGGGGCATATGCAGAATTTTACAACGCGAAACTGCAAATAAGAGCCAAAGATAGATATAAAAATGATGCAAAGTACAAAAAATCTGTAGATGATAATCTTGCAATAGCACAAAAAGAGTCTATTAAAGAGTTTGCAAAGATTGATAAGGCTATACAAAAAAAGAGGTCTGATAACAACCTTGGACCCTACGGGAGCTCTGTATCTAGTGCAGTAGAAAGTATTGCTGTTATAGGTACTGGAATGGCTGTGAATTATCTTTCTGGTGGCAGAGCAACACCAGCTATAACAGGAGGAACGCTTACATACTTTGGTTTGCAAACAGCGGCAGCATCTTATTCTGAGGCAAGACAGCAAGGAATACCTCACGAACAAGCCTTTGGTTATGCAAGCATAAATGGAATATTAGAGGCTGGAACGGAAATGGTTCCAGTTATGAGATTCCTTTCTCCGAGGAGTAAAGGAACAATAAAAGATATATTAAAATTTGACTTAGCGACAGTAGCGGCTGATGTTACCCTGGAAAATGTTAACAGCTTATTACAAGAACATAACTCTGTCTGGTTTGATTTGGAGTCAGAACTAAAAACCGCATACGAAAACAAAAACGACCCGCTATATGAAGGAAGGTCTGTATCAGAGGTCTTGGTTGATATTGCTGGGCACACAACTCTTTCATCTATCATTGCGGCTGGATCTATATCTGCGTTTAGAAGCACTGGGGGTATTATATACAGTGATGAGGTTAAAACGCTTATAAGGAATCAAAAAGATAATCCCGAGCTTGAGTTGTTTATTGAAAACTTTTCAAATAATGTTAACAACTTACAATTAAACTACAACGCAATTGATAGTGCATCAAGAATACTTTTAGATCCAAACACCAACGGCAAGGGATGGACCGCGGATGAGGTAATTGCATTAGAATACTTTAATCAACCTTTTATAGATTTCAGAAAGCCTTTAGTGGTTGGAGAAGAGGGAGAAGTTTCTCAGCCAGATGAATATGTAGAATCTCTTCAGCTTAAGTTTCCAGCAAAAAAACAAGAAGAGTTTAATTTTAATGACCCTCTTTCAGGAGTTTTTAAAAAGAAAGTTGCGGGACCACAAACTTCTGAAATAGATTTAAATCTATCTCCAATAATAACTCAAAGGCTTGACGCAAATATAAATCTTCTTGAGACAGACCTGCCCCTCAACCCAACTTTAAATATAGACCAGATAAGAAATGATACATATGATCAAAAAGAATTAGATCTAACAAAAAATTTAATCATAGATACAAGAACCTTTGAAGAAAAATTATTAGAGGACCCATCTGGAGAACAAAAGTATTATAGGTTTAGAGACTTAAATAACGAAGAGGGTATAAACGCTTCTAAAGGAATTATAGATTTAACCAAGTCAGGAATGCCACTTGATATATTTACAGATCTTGATTTTGTTGGCGTTCATACCAAAGACAATAGATATAAAACATTTGACGCCTCATATGGAATCTACATGCCGACACTCAGGGGCGTATCCTTCTCTCCTATATCTGGAATATCAGAGTTAAAATTTACAAACAAGTTAGGATCTAAGTTAAATTTAAGATCAACCATAGCCCATGAAATGGGACATCATATAGACTTTACAATTGCAAGATCTCCTAGCGATAATCTTAATATACTTCAACCAGCAACAGCAGGGTCTCCTTTATTTAATTTACCAAACTTTAACTACAACGAAGGCACGGGCACTCTAGATATTGCGGACAACTCTGGCGGGGAGATAATGAAAGAGGCACTCAGAATGTTCAATGAGGGTCAGAAGGGCAGATACTATGACGGCAACATGCTTAGATATCCATTTAATGAAATGATTGGAATGAATGGAAGTATGAACCCAGCTCAAGAAAGAATGATTAAAGCAGAGGTGTTTGGTCAGCTTCATGAATTATATTATACTAATAGATCACTGCTAGAAGAGAAGGCTCCAACAGCACTAAAATTAATAGAGGAACTAAACGATGCAATTTCAATTGACGGAACTACAAAGAAAGCTGAGAGAGTACAACTTGCTTTTCAAACACCCAGTGCCCAGCGAAGTATTGAGGTTTCAGACAGAAGAACAGACGTTGAAGATGATAGATCAGGCGATATCGTCTCAGAAACCAGTGCAAGACTGGTTGGACAGGAAGAATCTACAGACAGGGACGGTGTTCGACCTGAAATATCAGAACTAAAACAAGTAGGTACAACTGGTCAGGTTGTTGGAGCTCCAGAGGGAATGGACTCCAAACAAAAAGTAGGTGCACTCAGGCGAAAAATGAGAGGTCTAGCCAAGGAAGGCGTTTCTCAAAGATTCTGGTATGAGCAAAGTGGTCAAGCACTACTAGATGTAACAAACAACAACAAAGAAAACGCAGACAAACTTGCACAGGTTATTGCAATAACATCACCAGGAACCCCAGTAGAGGCAAACTTCAACTATGCACTACAGGCTTACTATCAATATATTGCTGGAGAAACAGTAAAGACTGGAAGATTCCCTAAAGCAATGAGCGAAAAGATAATTAATGTCTTTGAGGGCAAGGACTGGGGGGGAAGAAAAACCAACGAATTTTATAACAATATTATGAGGGTTATAGATCCGTCCAGGACACAGGGAGTAACCGTAGATGTTTGGATGGTCAGGGCATTTAACTTTGATACTGACGCACCAACGCCAGCACAATACTCATTCGTAGAAAATGAAATACAGAAAATATCTAATCAACTTGGTTGGGAACCCCAACAGGTACAGGCTGCTATATGGACGGCTCAAAAGGCTAGAGATGAAGGGACCGATGTAAATGCTGCTGGGTTTAATTATGCCAATGCACTAGAAAAATCATTAGGTCAAATAAGCTGGGAGTCTATACCAGGAAGAACATCAGGGCATATGCCTGAGATGTTTAATGCACCATACGAGCAGTTGCAGGAATACCATGTTGCAATATCGAAAGCTTTACAAGATGAAAGCGGATCAGACCTTGTTGCTAATACTCTGGGGATACTATCGCCTGGAATAGTCGAGGCACCAGGATTCTTTGAGGGTAAAGTCAGCCCAGGATCACAAACACAAATAGCTTTAACAAAGATATACAAGGCAGATCCAAAAACAGAATTTGCAAAACTAGAACCAGCGTCAGAGGACCTAGCAAAAGCATACTCGGCAGCCCTTGGAATACTTTTAAAGCAGGACGGTATTGGGTATCACAAACCATTCTTCCAAAAGGGAATAGCTAAGACTAAGTTAAATGGAATGGATATTAATATAGGAAGACCATTAACTGAAAACGAAACACAGATGCTTGCAGAGGCAATGGAAAAAGAGTCAGGAATCAAGGACTATAACCCTATAGGGACAGCAAATGGTGCAAGGCTAATTAACTTTTCATACCTTGACATACCAAACTTAAAATTTAAAAAGATTGTAAACAATGTTTTAAATGGTGTACAATTTGAAAATAACGAAGATGTTGATCTTGGACAATTTGCGTCTAGCGAAGGATATCTTTCTAACAACTGGAGTAAAAATAAAAATGGCGAAAGTTACATTGAGAGTATTAGAGGAATCTCACCCGATCTTCAGGGAAGGGTTGAGAATATCGTCAGGGACCTCAAACAGAGAATTGATGAAGTCGACCAAACCTTCTCAGAAAAATACGGATGGAAAAGAGATGAATCAATCAACTCAAACTACACAGGACAAGCAGACCTAACACCCCCAACCCTATCTAAAAAGGTTCTACCAGAAGAAGAATCTCAATTCGATATTTACGAGACAATGACATCCAACGATGCGTCTCAACTATTTCAAACATTCTCAACTTTTCAAGAACAGGCTGTAGATAAACTAGACAGGCTAAAAGCTTTTGAAGAAAAGCTAGGAAAATTAGTTAGCCCAAAAGAAATGAGGAGACTGTCTGTTGTAAGAAAAACAGATGTGTATCATGGAAAGGTTAAGTACGGAATGGACAAGGCTGTGGAGGCAACCACAGAAATATCTGAGTTCTTAAATAGCGTCAATATATCAAGAGAAGAGTTCAACGATTTTCTTAAAAACCTGCACGCCCCAGAAAGAAATAAAAAGATCAATGAAAAATACAACAAAGAAATACCCGAGCTTGAGGCTGAACTTCTTGCTGAAACGGAAAAAAGCAAAAGAACTGTCCTTAAAGGAAAGATCACTAAAAGAAAAAATGTATTAGCAAAATACCAAGACAGCGGATCTGGAATAAAAACAGACAAAGCGATTGAGACTCTCGAGTCTATTGGAATTAAGTTTGATGAAAAGACAAACAAGGCAAGTGCAAATAATGAAAAAGGTAAGAACCTCTTAGATGCATTCAAGCTACTTGAATCATATCAACAGGACACATTAAATATATACAGAGATCAAGATCTTGTGGATGAGCAAACCCTGGAGGACTGGGATAGCTCATATAGATACTATGTGCCGCTAGTTGGATTCTCTGTTGAAACTATTGAAGACAGCTCACCAAGAGCAACTGGCGGCGGAATAAGTGTGTTTGGAAGAGAGGTAATGGAGGCTAAGGGAAGGACCTCTGAGTCAGGACCACCTTTAGAACAGGCTGTTATAAGAAGGCAGTCGGCTGTGGTTCGGGGAGAAAAGAACTTCATAGACAAATCCTTGGCGGAGCTTGTTAATACATTCCCAGATAAGAAGCTATGGCAGGTCAGGGGTGTAAAAAGAAACGAAAGACCACACGAGTGGGATGGCAAAGAATCTAAAATAGGATTTAAGGAAAATGGCAAACAAAAGTTTATTGTTATAAAAGACGAGAGACTAGCAAAGGGATTAGATGCTTGGGGAAATAACAGTATGCATTGGTCAATTGGTGTAATGAGAGGACTCACAGGAACACTTTCCAGCCTATATACATCACTCGCTCCAGAATTTATTGTTGGAAACTTCTTTAGGGATTATCAAACTGGGTACTTTAATTTATTAAAAGAACAAGAGATAGAGGGAGGAAGAGCACAGAACCTAGATCTTGCAAAGGCGTTCAAGCCCAACAATATAGCTAAGACAATGAGGCAGCTTAAGGATGGCTATGTAACTAAAAGCTTACAAGAAAAAGATCCAGAAACATTTGCACTCTTTGATGCGTTCCAGAAGTTTGGTGGTCAGACTGGTTATGTGAATGCCAAAGACATAGATCAAATAGCAAAAGCCATGGAAGAGCTTTCTTTAGTTCACTCTGGAAAGGGAAAGGTAAACGCCAAGAAGGTTTATAACTCAACATTTAAAATGGTTGAAAATGTAAACAATGCTATTGAAAACACTGCAAGGTTTGCTGTCTTTAAAGAATACATTAACGCCGCTGGCGGTACAAAGAAAGCATCCAAACAAGACTTCGATGATGCCGCAGTTCTGGCAAAGAACTTAACTATAAACTTTAACAGATCTGGAAAACTTGGACCTGTAGTTAACGCATTTTATATTTTTGCAAACGCATCTGTTCAGGGTTCTGTAAACATGTTTAGAGGAATGAACCCAATAGGATTTGAGAATGGAAAAGTTGTTTGGAGCGGGGTTTCAAAGTCCGCAAAAAATATAATCGGCGGTCTTACTGGTCTTGGTGCACTTGTGCAGATGTACTCAATGTTGGTATCAGATGAGGACGAGGATGGAAGACTCCTTATTGACAAGATACCAGATCACGAAAAAGAAAGATT